CTAATTCCATTAATACAAGCATTATTGGTTGGACTACCATTGTAACGATCTATAAGAAATTGAAAATAATTATTATCTACCCCATATTTTATCCAATCTTTACCTTGTACCTCTAATATTTCTGGACTTGTATAGGTTGCTAAATTTACAAAACTAAACTCTGAGTTATGCTTTGCAAATCTTCCATTATTATCTCTTTTTATTGTTTTTTTCATAATTAAAATACCTTATAAGTGTTATCAAAGGAATTAAAAGTTTTGTAAATACCCAAATTTAAGTTGTAATATTCATCTTCCATTTGATCTATTTCTTGATCAGTACAAAAAATTCTATCTCTAAATAAGGTAGCATCTGTTGTTCTATCTATATTCCAAAAAGTGTTATCATTTTCCCATAATTGATAATTAGTATTCCAAAAATTAAAATCAGTAAAAAAACGAATATCATAAAAATGTCCTTCTATTAAAACAGGATCAAATATTTGATTAAAAGTTAAAAAATTAACATCAGTAGTTGCTGTTGTTATATCATAAAGAACAGTAATATTTGTACTATCATCTGTAATAGACATAGTAAATTCTGATCCATATATTCTAGGGATTACATTAAAAGTTTGCGCTGTTACAGCAGTCTTAAAAACTATCATTACTTATATAACGTATTAATTAACTTATTTTGTAGATAGATAAAAGCAAAAAAAAAGCACCCCTTAGAGTGCTTAATTTCAATATATAAATTATCTTTTATTAATTAGGAACAATTTGTCCTGCTTCAGCAGTTATAACTCCTGAATCTACAAAGTAAGGTGCTGTTTCCTCCATACCTTCTAAAACCATTGTAAACCCACTTAAATCACCTGCAGCAGCTCCTGAGACTACCGTTCCTGTTGTTACTTCCATCCCATTCTCAAATCCACATAAGAATGTATTTCCATAATAATCAACAACTGCAGCGTAAGGTCTACCTAAAGCTAATATTTGTAATTCTGCTTGAGTTTTAGCTTCTAAAAATGTTAAAGTTAAATTAATTGTTTGAGTATAAAAAGTTGTTCCATTTTCTCTGCTACTTGTAACAGTAGTTTCTAAAGAACTCGGACCTTTTACATCAAATTTATACCAACTAACAGTACCTGCTACAGCAGTTACTTGTTTAGTTGCAGCATCTATTGTTACTCCTGTTAAACCTCCAAAATCAGCAAATAGGACTTCTTTAATCCCACCAAAAGCTGACTTACAAGGTATTTTCCTTCCTGATGTTAGTGCACACGCCATTGTTTTATTTTTTATTAAAAAAAAAGGTAAATAAGTAAAACCTACTTACCCTTTAATTTTGGTTAATTATTTATTAAGCTGAATATTCAACTAAATCTGAGGCAACTCCAAATTGGACACCTGATGTAAATCTCATTATCATCCTAACATTTTGGCTTCCATCTATGTCAGCCATATCTATAACTTTTACTTGTTGGTTGTCATTTAACAAACCAGTTCCAAAATAAAGGTTACTTCTTTCGGCTGCATACATTTTGTCATTAGCCATTCCCGGACAAACAAAGATTTTAACACCATTAACAGTTAAACTTCCATTGTTCCACCATTGTGTACCTTCATTATTTGTTCCATTTGCTCCTAATCCATTTGCTGCAAAGCCGCCTAAAGCCTGAACATAAAATTTAGCTGCTGAACTTGGTATGTAAATGAATAAATCTTCTTTACCATAAAGAGCAGATGGAATTGCATCCACAACTTTAGATAATTCTGCAATAATGTTTACTGCTGAAAGAGTTGTTCCTGTAACTTGTTGACCTGCTGGAATATCTCCTGCTGCTGCTGCTGTTGCAATAATCTTTTGGAATCCATCAAATGAATTATTAGATGCTGCTGCAGTATCTCCTTGCCATAATGTTAATTCAGTTGATTGAGCAACTTCTGCTGCCACGTGAGCAATTAAAAAATCACTAAAAACAGGTGGCAGATTTCTCGCCAAACCAAATCCCATACTTGCAGATTCCCAATCATTGACAAAATCTTTTTTACAAAGTTGTAGATTAACCTGTAACTCAGTTGGCTGTATAATTCTTTCAGTTAATACGATAGAAGAATTAGGATCAAAATCACAAGATGCAGGACTAACTAAAGAACCTGTTGCTAATTTTTTGATTACTTCTTTATAACTAATGTTTGCTTTAACAGTTAATCCACCATCACTAATAGTGCTTGAACTAAGTAAAGCAGCAGCTATATATTCCCCAGCAAATTGACCGGCATAACTAGTTGATACACTTACCGCAGTTCCTAGTTTTACATTTTTTAAATTACTCATTTTATTGTTTTTATTTATTAATTATTATTATTATGCTTCTGATGCCCAGATTCCTTGACATCCGATTATATACCATTCTGTTAAACTAACTGCTCTTAAAGCACACCAGTCACCTTGAATAGATGTTGCTTTAGTATTTTCCCAGTCTTTACCTAAAACACCACCTGCTACTACTACAGAAGCTGATAAAGTAACTGATCCAATTATTTTGTTTGAATCATCAGGCGAAATAACTAATTTGTTGTTTCCTGCTGCACCTGAATTTCTAAAGAATATTGTGCATCCTAAATTTCCTGATGTAATTTTAGGAATACCTATTGTTAAACCATCAACTGCAACGTTGTGGTCATTTCCTAAATCGCTTTCTGAAATATCTCCAGTTGCTGTATAGTAAGATTGTCCAACTTGATTTTGGACATCGTCATTTGATAAATAGTTGAAAGTGCTCATTTTTTTAATTTATTTTTATTTATTATTTATTTAATTTTGCTAAAACTCTATCTAAAGTATTTCCTACTCTATTTTGAGAATATAAAAATCCTTTATTATTTGTAGATTTTTTAGATTCTGGACTGTGTTTTATTGGTGTTACTGAAGGTTCAGATAATTTTTCAATTTCATTATCTAAAAGAGATTTAAATTCTTCTTTTACTGTTCTTGATTTTAAACTACCATCATTTACTTCTTCAACTTGATCCTCCATTTTAGATTCCTTATCACCTTTTAAATCGGCAATAGCATCCTCAAGATTTTGAATTTTAACTTCCATTTCTCTAAAAGAATCTTTAGTAACATAATTACCTTCATCTGCCATTTCCTTTTCTTCTTCTTGGTCTTCATATTCATCTTTATCTTCCATATCTTCTGTTATTTCCTTTTCTGGTACTTTATCAGATACTTCTCTCATATCAGCAATTAGTCCTTCTTCTTCTACAACAAGTAACCTTCCATCTTCTAAAATATATTCGCCAACAGGCATTGCTACTTTCTCATCGTCTGTCATAATGAAAATTTCCTTTCCTTTTTCGAAAGATTCAGCTTCTACTCTAGTTCCATTTTCTAATTTCATTTCCTCTAATTTGATTTGGATGTCTAAAAGTGTCTTAATTTTATTTAACATTTGTGTACTTTTCATAATTATTTATATAACGGTTATTAATTTAAATTTTGTGTTTTCAACTTATTTTTGTTATTGAACCAATGCCTTGAGCCCATATAGAACCATCACAACATTGCCTAGAATAATTTAAAGTATCAGGACATAAACAAGCTCTTTGTCCTCCATTTTGTGCTGCTCTTGCAGGAATATAACCTGCACTACCAGGTCTTCTATTTTTTCTTATTCTTCTAATCATTGATCAAAATATCTTTTATTGATTCAAGTAATTTATTATTATTAACCTCCATTTTTTCTTCAACTGATTCTTTAGGAGATTCCATCTTATCTGCAAAGTATCCTTCAATACTAAAACCTTTAACTTTATTTGTTTTAACGTATTCGTTCCATATTTCATCGTTGTTGACTTTTATGGTACCCATCCAAGTGCCAATTGGTACATTTAAATTATATAAACGGCTTTTATCTTCGGTTTCACTTTCAACGATCCAAGATTCTACAAGTGTTAAACCACTTAAAGTATGTTGGTGTTCTAAAGTTGAATTGTTTTGGTTACCGTTTTTTAAATATAATTGAGATGCTTTTGAAATTGTATCTTTTGAGAAATAAATATAATATTCATCTTCACCAGATTTTCTATAAATTGGTTTATTAGGCACAAGTAAAGCACCCATTAATAATTTTTTATCTTTTGATACCTCAGCAAGTTTAATCTCTTTGCTGTTTAAAGCAATAAAATCTTCTTCTATAGCAGGTGATTCAACTATCGAAATTGCCTCAATTCCTGAACCTTCTTGGTCTTCATCAAGTACTAATTCTATAATCTTCATATTAATATAACGTATTTAATTGTTAATTTTGTTTTTATATTGTAGCTCCTTCTACAATATTTCTTTGTAAACTTTGTGCAGTAGTAACATCGTTAGAAACTACAAACGCTCTTACAGGTGTTTGCTCCTGTTGTCCTATTGCAGATGCCAATTGATTTGTTTCACTTGCTCCTACTGTATTGAATGTTGGTGGTAATTGTGGTATTGATGGTGTTCCACCACCTCCACCACTAACTGTAGGACTAGGTGTCGAACCTTTACCATCTGCTTTTGTTGATGCTATTTTTTTAATTTGTAAAGCACTAAATGCACCTGCTAAACCTGCTTGTATATAAGGATATGCGGGGAAACCTATTGTTATAGGATTTTTATTTGCAGTAGTAAATGCGTTTTGAACACCTTCAATACCTGATATAGTTGCTTGACCTATAGCCATTGCTTTACCAACAGCACTACCTTGACCTGCAATAGCACCAATTAATGCCATACCTTGTTTCGCTATATCTACTTTTGCTTTGCCAACTGCTTTGTCTCTTGCTGCTTCTATTTTAATGTCTTTCTCTTTACCAATTTGTATTTGTTTATTCCAATAGGCTATTATTTTGGCTTTTTGTTCTTCAGTTGCATTTAATTTATCTAATTCCGCTATAGCTTTTTCAGATTCTAAAACCGCTTTTCCTTCTTCTGTAATCGCTGATGCTTCTGCCTCTTGTTCTTCAAATGCTGTTTGTATTTGTTTTATTGCATCTAATCTTTTTTGTTCAGTTACTTTAGCATCCTCAATTACTTTGTTTGCTGCTATTTGATCATCTTCTATTTTTTTATTTGCTTCTGTCTTTGCTTTTTCTTTTATAGCTTTTTCTTCATTTACTGCTGTAGTTATTTGTGTTTGTAAAAGTCTTTGGCTTCTTAATTTTTTAGTATCTAAATTAATTAATTCTGCCTGCATTTTAGCAAGTTTATCTTTTGAAGCAATATTATTATCGCCTTGTTCCATTTCTAAAATTTGAGCATCTACTAAAAGCTGTTTTGCTTGTATCTCTTTTTTAGTAATATCTTCTTCAATCTTTTGTGCTTTTCTTAATAAAACAATTCTTTGTGCTGCTGTTTTATTTTCTCTATCCTCTGCTTGAAGTCTAATATCGTTAATTTCGTTATTAGCTTTTGCTCTTTCAATTTGTAAATCTCTTTCTATGTGATGTGCTTTCTGTCTTTTTTTTGTTACTTCATCTAATGCTCCAACTTCTTTTTTTGTTTCTTCTACAAATACTTTAACGGATTCTGCAGCACCTACAACAGCTTCTTTAATTGTTTTAAACGGATTAGATATAAATTTTGTAATGCTTGATCCTAAGCTTTTAATAGCTTTCATTGGATTTGTTACAGCAGATATTATTGATTCGCCTAATTTTCCAAATAAATCTAATACTTGATTTACAACTGCTCCAATCATTGCCATTCCTCGCTCAAATTTTTCCTGTCCTGCCTCTGATCTTTTAAAAGATTGTACTAAAGCTACTATTCCAATTACTAAAGCACCAATTCCAGTTCCTATAATAGCAACTTTCATTAAATTAAATCCTTTAGTTGCACCCATAATGCCTTTGGTCATTCCTTGAAAACCAGAAATAGCACCACCTGTAAATTTATCTACAGTATTTAAAACACCACCATAATCTTTTTGATCTTTAATAGCTTGTTTTACAACTACATTAGATTTTTTTTGTTCGTCTTTAGACCTTTTTATTGCTTCTTTTTGTTTTTTTAAAGTTTTATTTAAATTTTGTAATTTATCTTTTCTTTCTTTTAACCTATTGGCATCTTTTTTACTTGTTTTTTCTAATAAATTTTCAGTTTTTGTTATTTCTCTGCTTATAGCATCCAATATATCTTCTTGTTCCTGTAAAGTTGAATTAACATCTGCTAATGCTTTTTGTGCTTGTTTAGTTTCAGCACTTACCTGTATTGCTATTATTTTTGCCATAATACTTTTTTAACTTGTTTGTATGCTTCTTTCCAATTAGTAGCTAATTTGTTTTTGCCTTTTGCTATTCTTATGTTTTCTGTATCTTCATTAACATATCTTAATAAACTTATTATTTCTTTGATCATACTATATTTAATAATTCAAATTGTGTTTCTCCTGTAATTAGATTGATATTAGCGTTATTTATGTTATAATCTATGTTATTTATTGTTATTCTATCATTCATTTGTATTTTATAAATGATGTTTAAAGGTAAAAAAGCCTTAATTTTTATGATTCTTCTTTTAGAATTAAACGCTTGACTTATATAAGTGTTATAAAAGTTTTTAAATAATGTGCCATCAAATTCACTATTATTTGTCCATTCATTATTTTCATTATTAAAATTAATATTTTGTGTATTAGATGCAGGATTTAAACTTACACTATTTGATGGTATAATATAAGTTGTTAAGTCATCAAAAGTAAGTGCATTTTGTACTCTTTTAATTCTTATTTCTTGCGCTACATCACTTGTGCTTGGAGTTAATCTTATAGCATAAAATAATAAAGGATCACCAACCATACTTTCTTTGTTATCATTTGCAAAGTATCCAGTCATTAAATTTAATGGTGTAGTTCCTCCATTTTGATTGTATAATCTAACCATTTGTAGATGTTCAAAAGGTGTGGTTACGTTATAAGGAATATTTGGTGCTGTAAAACTACTGCTTTGTTCTGTTGTTCCTATTCCTTGATAATTTATACCACCCCAAGCACCACCAGTTGTTTGTAGAAATTGCTGTGCATAAAATGTCTTTTGTCCTTTATAACTAAAAGTTATGGCATTATATGGTAAACCAACTTTAACAGAAGTTTTAGAAATATCTACATATTTAGAAATATCCCAAGTATTAAAATTAGATGCGTAATAAGAATCTAATGTTTGTATTCTTATTTTACCAAAATTTGGATTTGTATTTCCGTTTACTAATAAAGATTGATTATCAAAATAAGCAGTAAGATTAAATAATTTAAATAAACCATTCATAAAATCTATAATCTTTAAATCTGGCATTTGTTGACCTACTATAAATTCAAATTCAGTAGCAAAATCAAAACCTGTTCCACTTGGTATTTCCCATTCATTTTCCCAACCACCACCGACAACATTGCTTAAATCTTTTAAATTCCAATTAAAACTTACAAAACTAATAGGAGAACTTCCAATAATTTCAATTACATAAGAACCTGCAGGTAATAAAAAATCATTTTGTCTAAATGTTGCAGATGCTGTTAAAGTAATTGATGTAAAAATTACAGTAGAAGTTGTAATGTCTACAATTCTAACTGTATATTCTGGTACTGTTCCTGTTGTTACAATACTTAAAGTCAATCTATTAGGAATTGCAAAAGGTGTTATAATTAAAGCACTACCATTAGACATTTGTGTTTCTGCATTTACATATCCTGCTGATGCTACAAAACCTGTAACTTGATTAGTAAATGAGTTTATTTGTATTGAGGGTTCTACATTACCTTTTTTAGCATTTAACCATAAATAAAGATTATTAAATTGGGAATTATTATTAGCACCAAAAAAATCATTTGAAAAGGTTAATCCATAAGTTGATTGTATTGCGTCAACAATAGTGCTAACTTTAATAGCATATTTTAATTGCGACCATAACAAACCTTGTCCTGTCTGTGGTGAAAGATTACCTTCTATTGTTGTTGAAGCTGTATCGAAATATGCTTCTGTTGTATGTGTTATTAAAGGTGTTATAATTACAGTAGATGAAGCAGTAGGGTCTACCTGCATCTTTCCAACTACACTAGCATTAATATAATCTAAATTATAAGGTGTTAAAGCACCCTGTAATGAGTTTAAACCTGAATTTCTAAATTGTTTATTTAAATTAATTGTTTTACCATAAAATGTGATCTTATATGCGTATGCTTTATTATTTTTTAGTTCCACCTCTGTTAAAGCAATAAATCCATCTTTATATGGAATATTATTTAATTCAATTTTTGCTTCTCTTTTATTTCGAGCATCGAAACCATTTGTAATATCAAAATTATAATAATGCTCAAACAATTTATTATTTGTTTTACTTGCAGGAATAGTAAATGTTTTGGTAAACTCTGCAAATATTTTATCTGGTTCTTTTATGTTTTGAATAGATAAACTAATGGATATGGTTTCATCTTTAAATAAATCAACTCTTTGAAATTGTGAAAGTGTAGGATTATTTTCAACACTACTAATATATAATTGGAGTTTTTGCATTATCTAACATTATTTATAAAGTCAAATGACATTTCAAAAGAAAAGGTAAATTGTATTAATCTATCGTTTAAAGAATTTTTATAAGCAAAACCATTAGTTTTTATATTAATTGGTACAGTTGTAAAACTACCAGTGGAAGGTACTCTAAATGTAACCCAAACCTTTTCAGACAATAGCATTTCAGTAAAAACATTATTATAATATTCAGGAACATAAAAAGAATCCAATGTAATAGATTGTTTTCCTTGTATATCAAAATTCTGTTTAGTATGATTATTAATAGAATAAGTTCCTGTAGAGGTTATTGTGTTTGAATTAAAAGTTTTTCTTGAAGATGATATATTTTGAACAACTTTAAGTGTAAAAAACTCGGTTTGTATTGCTCCAAATTTATTTATAAAACTAACTTTATAACCTATATCAGCAGGAGTTTCTGTATAACCACTATTAAAACTTGTGTATTTAGTGCAGGGAACTCTAACAATATTAATAATTGTTCCATTAACAATTTTTTCAGTTGCATTAATACCCGAAGCATTGTATTTTACTGTTCCATTTAATATGCTTGGAATTTGTACTGCAATATTTTTAGGAGCATACATTGTGTAAATTTTTTCACCTGAACTTGTAGAACCAGATTGATTATAATTAGAAATTGCAGGAAATTCTGTTGCACTTACAAAAGGACTTGCACCTTCATAAAAAGTACCATATCCATCTAAACCAAAATGAGTTTGTGA